GTCCAGTACAATAAACGTTTTGGTAAAAAACTAGCAATAGCTAAAACAGAAGAAGAATGAAGTGGTTATTAATATTATCTGTGGTTTGGCTTTACTATGTTGCTTATATGGTATGGCGAAACTCATAAAAGAATAATTTGTCATAAAACATAGATAGTATACAATATTATTTGGGAAGTTGAGGGGGATTTCTCAGTCACTGATATATGTCTTCTGAGAAGAAGATTCAATCGTCCATTACAATGCAACAAGCTACAGACAGAAAAAATCCCCCAAACTCCCTTGACATAAATCACGATTACAACTATTCTTAAAGTGATTTATTTAATATATATATTTAAAGAAGTCTATTTGGATGTGAACCCACCCGAATCAGGCAACTGATTCACCACCCACACTAAATGGACTTCTTTTTTTTATATGATACGATTGATTTCTATGTGTATGACAACGAAAAATGAAGACGGTACGTATATCACTATTTGTAATTGCAAATATGGTAGTGAGCATTGTTGTGCCGAGCAAAGCGAGGCTGTGGTTGAGCAAAAATCGTAAATTTTTTGTTTCCGCTTCGCCCAACGCCATCTTGACTTCGGTGCTGATTCGCCATGAAGCAGACCAATATAAAAAAGCACCAAAGAAAGTAAAACAATCCCTTAAAAGTATTCCAGAAGGCTTAAATTGGGGTCTAACAGAAGACGATTTACCTTAGTGGCATAATTCCCCAGAAAAAATTTGGGAGAAAATTTTAACCTTTCTTAAAAATGCTCTCTGTTTTCACAAAAGATATTTTCTTTGTGATTTGATAACTTTCTTTTACAAACAGAACAACGATACATTCTAGGATTTGAATAATCATCTATCATTGATAAAAGGCGTTCTAAATTAGCTACTAACTTTTTACCTTCTCTTTGAATTTTTTTATCTAATTCGTCCATGTTGTGGACTGGGAGGGAATCGAACCCTCGTTACCTACTAACTGTCCCGCAACACTTAGCAAGTCTTTCCAGTACCAGCCCTAAAATAATTATACCAGTATTACTTACTAGGCATATTATTTTTTACAAATTCTTTTACTACAACAAGAGCTGCTGAAGCACCTGCAATGATTGCCAACTGTAAAGTTGAAGCATCTAATTCAATGAGTGGAGCTACAGTTATGGAAGCAATGAATGCTTCTGCAAATGTAAATCCAACTCTTTCTAAAAGGTCTTTGTATTTTTCCATTTATCTTCTCCTTCGTAAAACATTCTAGTAAAAAAAAATATTTAAAAAAAACTACACATAAAAATCAATATGGTGTAAATTACTTTCTTATCACAAGAGCTTGTGTAACAACTAAATAGATAAGACGATTGGAGCAGAAGATGTCAGCACATCCTGAAATACTTCTTGTTTCTGCTTTGCTACGCAGAAAAGACTACGCAGTAATAGCTGAACAAGGAATAAGTAGAGAATACTTTATATCATATCCTGAAGAATATTCTTGGATAGAAAAGTACTTTATACAGCATAGAACTTTACCTAGTACTAATGCTTTTAAAACTAACTTCCCTGAAGTTACTTTGTACAAGGTAGATGACTTAGAACATTTTTGTTCAGAAGTTAAAGATAACTATGTTAGAACTAAGTTAAGTTCTTTAATGAAAAATACTTTTGAAGATATAAAAGAAAAAGAACAAGGTTCTAAGTTATTAGATTCTTTGTATCAAGATATTTTATTACTTCAGAAAAAAGTTAGTACTGGTTCTAGTACTTTAGATGTTGTATCAGATGGAGATTATTTACTAGCAGATATTGAAAGAAGAATAGCTGCAAAAGATAAAAGAGGTTTAGCTGGAATACCAACTGGCTTCCCAACTTTAGATAATTTAACTGGTGGAGCATCAGGAGGAGATTTCTGGGTAGTAGGAGCTAGATTAGGACAAGGAAAAACTTGGACTTTAATTCGTATGGCTTGTTCAGCATTACAAGCAGGAGAAAAAGTTTTATTTGTATCTTTAGAACAACCTTCAAAACAAATTGGGTTTAGGGTACAAAGTTTTCTTTCTTCAGAATACGGAAAAGAAACTTTCAAATCTTTAGATTTAATGAAAGGTGAAAACTTTGATATTAGAGAATACAAGAAATTCTTACAAGAACTTCCTAAAAAAATTAAAGGAAGTTTTACAGTAGTAGACGGTAGTAGAGGAGCAGTTTCTCCAGCAGTTGTTGCTAGTAGAATACAAGAACATAAACCAACTGTTGTTTATATTGATTATTTGACTTTGTTGAAGTCAGGGGGAGATGATTGGCGAGCTGTTGCTTCGTTAAGTGCTGATATCAAAGCAATAGCTCAGAGATATGATATCCCGATTATATCTGCTGCACAAATGAATAGAGAAGGTGGAGGTAACGAACCCCCTTCAGTAATTCATTTATCTCAATCTGATGCCATAGGTATGGATGCGGACTGTGTAGTCACTCTGGTACAGAAATCTCCCCACGTTGTTAAATTCAAATTAGCTAAATTCAGACATGGACAAGATAACAAAAACTGGTTCTGTAAATTTACACCAGGCTCTGGTTCGTTTGAAGAAATATCTGGAGATGATGCACAAGATTTGATTATCTCAGACCAAGATGATTTGGAATATGACTGATGAGTCTTTGGAATAGTAAAACTCAATGGATTATCTTTAAAGCTAAAGAATTAAAAGATGACCCAGAGTTTTTACTCAAAAAGTTGTATGAAAAAAAGTTTAACCAAATCATTGACAACTTAAATCAAGAAATTACTATGGAAATAGTTAAAAGAAAGGAAGATGATGAAAAAATTTAACATCTTACTAAGCGGTAAAAAAACTTACCTTGCTGAAACTGAAGAACAGGCAATTAAATATGCCGAAAACGATATGAAAAATATACCACAGCAATTTAACGTTGGTATTTTTGCTATATCAGAACAAGGAGAAGACAAATGATAGAAGGAACTAGAAAAGCTAAAGTTCGAAAAAGTAAAACTTTTGCTAAAGGCAGAGTTTGTGCAAATAAAGATTGTGAACAAGTTCTTAGCCAATATAATAAACAAAAATTTTGCTTTCAACATCATGAGAAAAAGTTTCCACGTGTTCGTGGACACGAATTAGTCAAATGAAAGACGAAGTCGAATTTGTCTTGATAGAGAGAGGTAAAATGTCAAGAAAAACAAATGTTAAATACTATTTAGGTTATGGAAGAACTATACCGCTTGGAAATAAAAAAGCTATGAAACCTTCAGACTTAAAAGTTGGAATGGTTATGGAAGGTAACTTCAAACAAGGTGTAGTTATCGAAAATATAGAAATGATAACCGATAATAAAGGCGAAAATCATTGGAAAATTAAAGTAGGTGGTCATACTGCTGGTGGAGAATATTTTGAATTTAGTGAATACCAAACAGCAATTATAGACTATGTCGCTATGGATTTGGTAAAGCGTGATGGATTATAGAGGAAAGATAGTCAATCAACATTTAGACGTTGTAACTGAATCTGAAGAAGAATATTATTGTAGATGTCCATTTCATTCAGACAACAATCCTAGCTTTGCTGTTAATAAAAAAAATGGATTATGGATTTGTCATGGTTGTAATGAAAAAGGTAATTGGAATACTTTATTACGAAGATTAGGTATTAAGAAAAATTATCCACATCTACAAGAAATTCCTGTTGATGCTATCGATAATATTATTCGTGAATTAGATGAATACATTACAGACCCAACAATGGATTCTGATACTGAATATTTTGAATCAAAATGGTTAGACCAATATAAATATCCACATGAATATTGGGAAAGCCGTGGATTAAGTGAAGAAACTGTAGAAAGGTTTGATTTAGGATATGACCCATTAACTAATTCTGCAACTATTCCTTTGAAAACACATCACGGAAAAATTCTTGGTGTAATCAAAAGAAGATTAGACCCAGAAGCTAATATTCGTTATTTATATCCAAAAGGATTTAATAAAGCTGGATTTTTATATGGTCAGCATGAATATCAAAAAGATAACTTAATAAACGAGAACTTTAAAAAGCTGAAGTATGATGGAGGTGTCGCTTTGGTTGAAGGTTCTATTGATGCTTTATCTTTTTGGGAAATAGGAATACCAGCTTTAGCAATTTTAGGCTCTAATTTAAGTGATTTTCAAAAAACGCTCTTAAACCGCCTAAACCCTGCCTATATTGTGTTATGTTTTGACAATGATGACGCAGGCAAAATGGCAGGTGTTAGCGTTTGTGATAAGATGGAAATACCAATAATGGTTGGAAGGTATAAATCAGACTGGGCTAAAGACCCAGCAGATTTAACTAAAGAACAAAGAAAAGAGTTATTTACAGAAGCAGAGATGTGGTTTCCTGAAGATGAGTGAAAAAGATTTTGAACAAATAAATAAAGCGTTAGGAGATTCTGCTCCTAATGTTAATTCCAGAGTAGGTATGTCAGAGTTTGGTATGTCTGGATTAAACAGACAAGCTGGATATGTGATGGAGGAGTTCCTGTACGACTTACAAGGTCGAAAGGGAATGAAAACATATCGTGAAATGGCAGACAATGATGCTATTATCGGTGCTATTTTATTTGCCGTAGACCAAATTATTAGAAGTACTAAATGGGATGTTGAACCATTCTCAGCTAAAAGAGATGATGTTAAACAAGCACAATTTGTTCAAGAGTGTATGGATGATATGTCTAACACATGGCTTGAATTTGTTTCTGAAGTTATGTCAATGCTTGTGTATGGATTTAGCTTACATGAAATAGTTTACAAAAGGCGTGGAGGTATGGACACATCAGACCCAACACAACGTTCTAAGTTTACAGACGGAAGAATTGGTTGGAGAAAAATGCCAATGCGTGCCCAAGACACAATAGACCATTGGATATTCGACCCACAAGGTGGTATTCGTGGTGCTATGCAGTTAGCTCCACCAAGCTACAAGCAAGTAGTTATTCCAATGGAAAAATGTTTATTATTCAGAACACAATCACATAAAAATAATCCTGAAGGTCGTTCTATTTTAAGAAATGCTTATCGTTCTTGGTACTTCAAAAAAAGAATTGAAGAAATAGAAGGTATTGGTGTAGAAAGAGATTTAGCTGGTATTCCAATAGCTTATGTAGACCCAGCTATTATGGCTGCTGGTGCAACTGCTGACCAACAAGCAATGTTAGAAGCTATTAAAAAATTAATTGTTAATGTTCGTAGAGATACACAAGAAGGAATTATCTTTCCTAGAGTTTATGATGCTTCAGGAAAACCATTATACGAATTTGGTCTTTTAAATTCTGGTGGAAGTAGACAGTTTGATACAACAGCTATTGTTACCAGATACGAACAAAGAATTGCTATGACAGTATTAGCAGATTTTATTTTATTAGGTCATGGCGGAACAGGTTCTTATTCTTTAGCAGGAAATAAAACAAGATTATTTGCAGTAGCATTAGAAAGTTACTTAGACAATATAACAAATGTATTTAACGATTATGCTATTCCAAAATTATTTCAAATCAATGGTTTTGATACAACTAGATTACCAAAACTAAGACACAGTGATTTGGAAACACCATCACTACAAGAGTTAGCTCAATACATATCTACTCTTGCTGGTTCTGGTATGCAAATATTCCCTGACCAAAAACTTGAAGAATATTTAAGACAGATTGCTACATTGCCAAAACAAGATAGTCAAGATTATTTGAAACCACAAGACCCAAATAATTCAACAGGAATTGCTGATATTGATTATCAAAAAATTGTCCAATTAGCACAGCAACAAGAAACAGTAAATCAAGTAAGGGAACAAGCTCGTGAAGCAGTTAGACAAGAATTTAATCCTGAAGGCAATAAATCCGAAGGAAAATAGAAAACAAGTAATCGAAGATTTTGAAGAATATGAAAAAATCTACGAAGATACTATTCGTGAAGCTGAAAAATTATATAAAGCAGAAATTGCTAAATTATCTAAAAACTTTAATGAGCAGAACGTTTTAGACGAGGAAATTACTCAATTCGATAGTACTTTAATGTTAGCTTTAGGTGCGTTTGTTTTTACTCAGGCTGCATCCTTGGCTTATTCAAAATTAGCGAGAGCTATACCTGATAATCCAGAATTAATAAACGGATTAGCTTCTAAGTTTGCACAAGAAAGAGGTGCAGTTTTAGTTGAAGGAATAAGTAAACAAACACAATTAGCTTTAAGAGAAACAATCGGAAATGGAATAAGAACTGGTGCTAGTGTTTCAGAAATAGCAAGTAGAGTTAAAGACAATATAGGATTAGATACTAGAGGAGCTAGAGCAGTTGAAAATTTAAGAAACAGTTTATCTACAAAAGGAATATCACAAGTTAAGATAAATAAACAAGTATCTGATTATTCAGCTAAATTATTAAATCAAAGGGCACAGTTAATAGCACAAACAGAAGTACAAACTGCTATTGAAACTGCAAAATTAGAAGTATGGAAATCTACAGGAACACCAACACCTGTTCAATGGATAACAGATGCTCAACCTTGTGTTAAATGTGCACCTTCGGCAAATGATATTGTTTTAGCTGGACAATACTTTCAAACATCAATGGGAGCGTATCAATCTCCACCAATTCACCCAAATTGCAGATGCCAATTACATCCTGTAGAATCTAGGACATGAACGAAATCATAAAGTTTGATAACGACCAACGATTAGTATTCGGTTGGGCAAATATTATAAAAGATGAAGATGGTGAAGTCTATGTTGATTCACAAGGAGATTTCATTGAAGATATTGGAGAATTAGAAAAAGCTGCATATGATTATGTTCTTCATTCCAGAAATGGTGCTGAAATGCACATTAATCAAAACGTTGCAAGAGTTGTAGAATCTTTTGTTGTTACTCCAGATAAATTAGAAGCTCTCGGTTTAGTATCAAAATCTGAAAACATACCTGCTGGCTGGTGGATAGGATTTAAAGTTGATAATGATGATGTTTGGGAAAAAGTAAAAAATGGTTCATATACAGGATTTTCTGTACACGGCAAAGGTCAAAGAGAAATTGTAGATATGACTATGTCTAAAGTTCACGGAGAAGGCGATATAGAACGTTCTTTAAAAGAACATAAGAAAAAAGGAAAACATTCTAAAAAGCACATGGATGAAATGCGAAGAAGAATTATGAGTGGTGACACTATGGCTTTAGCTCATTCAAGAGCTTCAAAAAATGTTGGTAAAGGTTCTGGACAAGAAAAAATAGCTACAGTTATGCGTGAGTTTTATAATAAAAAATTAAAATCTTCTAGCGGTAAATTAGTTACTGATAGAAAACAAGCAATGGCTATTGCTATATCAGAATCTAAAAAAGTTAAAAAAGCACATAAAGCTGGTCATCCAAGATTAAAAGACCCTAAAGGTGGATTAACACAAGCTGGTCGCGACTATTTCAAAAGAACTGAAGGTGCTAACTTAAAGCCTGGTGTAAAAGGTGCTGCTG